TCTGAAAGTACTCTGTTTGACCAATCAATTGAACCATCTCCTCCACCATCATATAATACTTGGGATTCCCAATCTACAGTAAAAGTAGAGCCATCTGATTTATATAGATATCTGTTATTCCAATCTACAGATTGTGTGGCTACAGTGTCATATAATATATGTGAAGACCAGTTAGCACTTAATACGCCTGAAGATCCTTGGAGTAATTGTTGGTTGGCCCAATCAATAACTGGGGTATTGAGTGAATCTTTTGCTAATCTTCCTCCCCATTCAATACTATTAACATTACTGCTATCTATTAAGTATCTGTTTTGGGAATCTAAACTTTGTAAAACAGATAAAGATCCTGTTATTCCCAATGATCCAGTTGCTTCTAGTGATCCAGTTAAACTATATGAACCAGTAAGTTGATTAGTAGTAATCCAAATGCTTCCTGACTTAACAAGCAAATCTCCGTATGATGCGGATGTAGTTGTGTCTTTGACATCATGTAGCTCAGCTAACTCATATCCGTTATCGATATCGACGTATACGATTCCATTAGTAGCTTGTGTAATAGTTTTACCTAAGCGTACATTGTGTAGTGGTGCAGTTGGCGGTGTTGATGTGTATTGACCACTCGCAGATAGGTATAAAGATGTTCCTGGTGCGAATGCATTTGTATTAATTCCGCGGATTAATCCGTTAGTAACAGCATGACCGGTTTGACTGCTGTTTATGTCTTGAGCTATAATACCTATAGTAGTTGCACTAGATGGATCGCCTTCCCAGGATGCAGTAGCAAATGTAGGTCTATTGCCAGACTCTCCATCAATGTATACAACTAATCCTTTAGTTAGTGTAAATGAATTAACATTTCGTCCTCGTAAAACGCTTTGATGTCCTATTTCTAATTCAAATCCATTTACATCTGTATCTAATTGTAATGTTTTTGTATCATCTGTCCAATGTAAACGACCAGTGTTGAATGCTGGCGGAGTTGGTAGTGTTGTAAAGTCAATATAATCTACAGTGGATATATGTGATTGTGTTACGAATATAGATCCGGTAATTACAAGAGAACCGGTGATTTGAGCGGATCCGGTATATGGAAATGCCGATCCACTACCTCCGCCGCTACCAGATGGTACTACAATTGGAAACGTTGATCCATCTCCTTTTGTGAATGTTATAGTATCTCCGGCAATGGATGCTGTAACTAATGCGTTTGGTGTAAATGAAGCAGTTGCTGCTTGTGTAGCATATGATGCAGTTCCAAATAATGAACCAGTTATACCGAATGTTACAATTAAAGATCCGGTTATTTCAGAATTTCCTGTAGAAAGAAATCCATTTTTTATGCGAAATTCATTTGCCACGTCTTTTCCCTATCCAAGAGTTGGTTTAGTATAAATATCAATTAGTTTAAATCTATAGTTACATCATAACCTTGATCTTCATACCATGTTTTTGCTAGGTCGTGAGCTGATTGTAATCCTTGTGTTTGTGTTGCAGGATCGATGCTTTGCACAATAGTAGATGTCGGTATATCTGTTGGTACTGATGTTCCTGCTAAATATGCATTGCGATCTGCATATGTATAAAATGCAATTTCCATCACGATACCGTTAGGCCGACAACCAATTTCTAAACGTGTATATACACTTGCAAGTTCGATTTCAGTACCTTGCACATGAATTTTTTTGTTTGGCGTAGATGTTATAATTAATGCCATGTTACATACTCCTTATTATAGTTTTAATTATCCAGCCAGATGTTGCTGCGGATGCAGTTAATGCCATGCCGGCTCCTACTATAAATACTCCTAAAGCTAAATCTGCGGTTGTTCCAAAATCCGTAGTTGCGGTTTCTGTGAAGTTTACCGCAGAACCAGACCATATAGCTGTTATTTGTCCTGCGCGGGCATTGCTTCCTGATCGGGCAGAGTATTCAAACCAAGCTCCATCATATGATGCAGTTGGTAGTGTGTATATTGTTGTAGCTCCTGCTGCCGCTGTTACATGAACGGCTGTATTTATGTAATTATTTATTATTACAGATCCGGTGATTTGTGCAGATCCTGTGTATGGGAATGTAGGAGTTATAGTAGAACTACCAGTTAAGAATCCTAAATTAGTTAATGCATCTGCAATACCTTGTGATGATGTAACTGGTGATTGTGTATATAATTTGACTACGTGTCCTGCTTCGTTGCGAAAATGTGCTGATGCTGTTCCTGCTGCTACATCAGCCGAATACATTGCAAAGTGATCTGTAGCAGTGCCCGTTGGATTGGTTCCTATTCCAGCATAACCATTTGCATTTTTCATTACAAATGTTGCAGCGTTTGTTCCAAATCCTGAATATAAGGATGCCCCGGTTAGATCAGAAAGACCTGAAATAAGCCGCTGCATTGTAAATGTTGGGTAAGTATTAGTGCCATCTAGGGCTGCAAAAACAATTTGACCAACTGATCCTCCATCACCAAGACTACCTATTATAAATTGCGAAGGAAGAATTGCTGTAGCTCTATGAACCATAGAAGCATTACCTCCATTTGCAGAAAGTTCAATTCTTCCATTATCGGTTTCGCCTAAAAGAAAAATATTACGGTTACCTTTTACTGAGATTATATTGTCTGTATCCGCATTATTCCTAACTCTAAACGCTATATCTGTGGATAATGCTCCTTGTGTACGAACGTCTAAACGTATACTACTACTTGGGGTTGATCCTATACCTACAGATCTATCAAATGTTACACTTCCTTCACCAGCGGTATTTGTACCTATTACAGTCATAAATGGCCGTTCAGTATTTGTACCAGTACCGGTTCCTCCAACTAAAAATCTTGTTTCTGAGTTTCCGCTTCTTTTGTATAACTCAACTGCAAAACTGTTGTTAACACTTGTTTCTGTTGCTCTAAAAATAACAGATGAATTTCCAAAACTTAGAAGTGGTTGATTTAAAGATATTAATGGGACTGTAGTTTGATTACCACTGTATGTGAGAGGGTTTATAAATGATGATAAACCTAGGGTTGTTAGTGACCCGGTTACTCCTAAACTACCTGTTATTAAAGCTGAACCTGTGAATGGGAATGTTGGTGTAGTAGGAGCCCATGATGCACTTGTCGCAAATGAAGCACTTACTGCTTGTTGCACAAACGATGCAGTAGATGCAAACGAGCTAGATACTGCTTGTAATACGTAGCTGGCGGTTTGTGCTGTTTGAACATAACTTGCTGTTATAGAATTTTGTGCCCAGCTGGCAGTACCAAACAAACTTCCCGTTATTGATGGTAAATTTGCAGATCCAGTAACTTGTAAACTGCCTGATACAATAACAGTGCCAAATAATGATTGTGTGTCTGTTACAGAATCTCCAAACTGATTCGATCCGCTTGAATATATTACGGATGCAGATTCGTAGGTTACGTTTAAGAATGTAATTGATGCAGTACCGTTTATGTTGACATTGCCATTAATAGTTTGCAATCCGTTAAATGTATTTGATCCAGTTGTTGCAAACGTACCTGATATAGCAGTGAACACCGGATCTGTTTCTTGATAGTAAGATGCAGTCGATGTAAATGATGAGCTAATTGCATTTAATGCATGCGATGATGTTGCAGCTTGAGATGCACTTACAGCATAAGAAGCAGTAGTTGAGAAGCTTGAACTAACTGCTTGTAAAACATAACTTGCTGTCTGTGCAGTCTCTACGTACGAGGCGGTTTGAGCAGTTTGAATGTATGATGCTGTTGATGCAAATGAGGAGCTAGTTACGTTATCTACCGTAATTGGAAATGTAGTTCCATTGCCCTTTGTAAACGTTATAGTAGCATTTGATATGCTAGCAGTAACTAATAAACTTCCTGTGTTAGTAGGCGTAAATGGGGCATATGATGCACTTAATGACTGCAATGCATATGATGCGGTTACTGCGAATGATGCACTAGGAACAATTGCATTTCCGGATAATGTGGATGCAGTTAAAGCAAAACTTGCAGAAATATTATATAATGATCCTGTTTGTAGTTGTCCTGGTTTAAGCTGTCTCATTATGCCCACCTTCCATTTATAATTACCACATCCGTAGAATCTATATTATATCCTAATGCTGTGGTATCGAACACAATGGTTTGCGTAGCAGATAATGTGGGAGACCATGTATAAACTGGTTTATCGATATACTGACCATTTATATACACATTGAATTCATTTTTTGTTGCAGCCGTACCGGTATGTGGATTCAATGCAGCGGCCCCAGATACAGTAACAGTGGTTGAATTTACATATGCAGCTTGTTTATCAGACATAGTAACAAGATAAGTCATTATTTCTGCAGTGATTGCTGGCCCAGTCGATGTTTGTGCAACTCCGCCGCTGAATATTTGCTGTGACACTTGCAGTAGTGCTACTGGCACGGTGGTGGTGCTGAAAACATCCACATCCAGATCTAGAATCGTATCAAATCTGACTTTTTTAATAGAAAACATTTTTTTCAGAGTAGATATACGTGATTCATGTTCTGACAACAAAGTGCCTTGCACAGTTAATGGAATTGTTGCCCGTACCAACCGATCTTCTCCTACTGTGTTAACAGTTTCAAATGATATGGTTCCTAATGCAGTCGCAAAACGATTTCCTTCATTGCCCCATAAATATCTACCATATGGCATTATTTGATCAACTAAATCATTCATCTGCGTAGTGTAGTCACACCACAGCATCATGTCATATTCAATGGTAACATACTTAGGAATATCTATAACATAGATCTTTTCTGAGTCCACAGGTTTGTTAATTGGTATCGGAAACAATTCATCTTCATAACGATTTCTGGAATTGTATTTTTGACGATATGCCATGAAGTTGCTGGCTGGTATACGATTAACATCTAATGTGCGCAAGTTGTCTCGTTCTACGGCACTGTTACGCTTTAACATGATTAATGGTGATTGCAGCATGCCCTTTTCATCCCGCAGATATCCTAATCGTCGCACATTGTCCCATTTTTCTCCGTTAGCAAAAATAACCGGCACTGTGACCAATGCATTGTTTTCGGTTATCTGTGGACGGATTTCATTGTCAATGTACCATTTGATTGCAAAGTCAATGTCATACAATGTTCGTTTAGGTGTTCGTATAACATCATCATCCCGGCGTGTTTGATATGCTCGATTCAACAACAGATCATCAGATAATCCTTCGGTGCGATCCGGATTAGGCTTATTGGTTTTTCGATCTATGTCTTTTCGATTATATCTAGGCATTGTTATCCTTTATATGAAAAATTGTTGTTTCCGCCGCGTCTTAAATTTTTGATGCTGGCTGGTGTTTGACGTGTTGCATGAGTATCGCAAATCACAGATACACTGTATCCATGTTCGGTACCATTAGGCCAGGTGTCTGGATTTTTTCCTACAAAATACTGATTTGCATCCGTATTATCAACTTCATAGTATTCATTGTCCCAGAAAATGATGTCGCCAACCTCCGGATAAAATGCAGCTCGTTCTAACACATCACGCGATATTGCAAACTGGGCAGTACGTGTATATGTGTGACCATAATCATCCATGTTAGCAGTTTTACCTTCTTTGGTAACAAGACATGGTATTAATATAGAATCATAGTATGACTTTGCATCAGATTCGCCATACATGTTAGAGTTGCTGGCTTCTACTATGAGTTTAAAAAATTCAATTTCTGTGTCAACTATTGCATTTAGTAATTCTCGATTAATAGAAGCTAAAAATCTAGCATCCCGTTTACTTCCAAAAAGTGCCATATTTTACTCCTATCCCACATAAATTTTCAACGGAACCTTGCCTAGTATTTCACTCATTTGCGTTGCTTCTGCATTCTGACGAGTTAACATGGCTTCTTTTGTTAGTTTATCTAAAAATTCCCTAAGCTGTGTTATCAGGGCTTCTTGTTCAGCTTTTCCTTGTGATACTAATTCCGCACCATTCAGTGTTACTTCGGCATTTGGAATCGGTATAGATGAATATTTGCTGCGAACATACCCTAATGTTTCTTTAACAAGTGCCACACCGTATTTAAATATCCAAGTACGCCCCATATCATTAATTGTCCCGTAGTTTTGATACGTGTATGGTATATTGGAGGCGTCACTTACAACT